TCTGACCAGGTCGACGCGTTCATTTACTCGGACCACTGGCACCTCCAGCAGAAGCTAGACGGCGTCCGCGTCCACGCCTGGATCCGACCGGGCGAGGTGACCTTGTCCGGCGCCGCCGGCTACCCCGGCGACCTCACCCGCATCCGCAAGTCCCTGCTCCCTCTGGCCAACCACACCCAGATCATCACGCTCGACGGCGAACTCGTTGAAGGCAAGCTGTGGCTGTTCGACCTCCCCGAGTGGGGCCGCAAGACCCCCGAAGGCCTCACGATGGCCGTCGTTCCGGAATCGACGTGGTGGATGCGCGAACAGTGCCTCGCCACTATGTGGCGCGCCGCCGAACTGGACGAAAACGTTCTAGGCCTCGCCCCGGTGTACCGCAGGCACCTCGAGAAGATCTGGCTGTGGGAACAGGTCCAAGAGCGCGGCCTCGAAGGCGTAGTCGCCAAGCACCGCGACGGCTCGTACAGCTACGACGAGCGGGTCGACCACGTCCTCAAGGTCAAGGTCACCCACACCGTCGACTGCGTGGTGCTGGAACGCAACACCGGCGGCAAGACCAACGCCAGGCTCGGCCTGTACCGCAAGGACGGCTCCCTCGGCTACGTCGGCAACTGCTCCATGATCGGCAAGCCCGACGCCCAGCCCGGCGACGTCGTCGAGGTCAAGTACCTGTACGCCGGCTCCGGCGGCAACCTCGTCCAGCCCACCGTGCTCCGGCAACGCGACGACAAGGCCGCCACCGACTGCACGTCCGAGCAGCTGGCGTTCATCAGCCGCGACGTCCTGCCGTACGGCTGGCGGAAGATGCCCAGAGGCACCCTGTCCGCCGCCCGCGACCGCATCAACAAGACCAACGAGCTGCGAGCCATCGCAGGGAGGAGATCACTGTGACCCCCCACACCGTCCTTGCCGCCTCCGTCGCCGTCCTGACCGTCGTGATGATGGTCGCCGGGATCTTCCTGGTGACCAACGCACTGCGGACCAGCTTCGACGTGCTCGACGAACACCTCCAGTTCAGCTGCCAGCCAGGCTCCGCCTACACCGTGAAGGAGTGCCCATGAGCGGCATCGTGGACAAGCTCCGCAGCTTCGACATCAGCCACATCCCGCCGGCGATGATGGCACCCCTCGAAGGCCTCCAGTCCCACTTCCGAGGGCTCCTCGAGGACGACGTCGTAGACCTGGAGTCCGCTTACCACGGCGTCGCCATCGCCTGCATGCTGCTCGACGAGGACGAAAAGGCGCTGTTCAAGACCGCTGACCTTCTCGGACTGTCCAACACCGAGATGCTGCTCCTCCTCATTACCGTCAGCAGGAAGACGTGATGCCGTACGGCAGCAACCTCACCAAGCCCTGCAGCCGCTGCCGCATTCCCCAAATCTACTGCGAATGCGGCGTGCACGGAAAACCCGGATGGCCCGGCAACACACGTGTCATCCGGCCCGAAGAACTCGCCAAAAAGGCGGCCGAGAAGGAGGCCGAGATAAACCGCAAATCCGACCAGTTCGACTTCGACGGATTCGACAGCTAGGAGACACCCATGGACACCGCAATTCTGCTCGCACCGGCCGACGAAATGACCCTCGGCGAAGGCCTCCGCGCCCTCTCCGCGGTCGTTGACGCACTGCAGGACCTCAAGGACGAGAACGCCATCTACATGCTCGTCAGCTACCCCGGCCTCTACATCACCGCGAACGGCGACACCGCCGACGAGAAGAAGGCCAACGCCGCCCGCGCCGCCCGCATCGTCAAGGGCGTCACCGGCCGCACCATTGACAAGAAGTACAGCAACGGCAACGTCGAACTGAGCGCCGAGATCGTCAAGTACGACCTCCGCGTGCTCATCAGCGCCGGCAACGTCTGCACCCGCAAGGTCGTCGGCACCGAGACCGTCGAGATCGAGAAGGTCGTCTCCAAGACCGTTGAGACCGTCACCGAGGAACGCGAGATCGTCGAGTGGGACTGCAACGGCGGCCTCAACATCAACGGAGCCGACGATGCCGAAGCGTGATATCGACTCAGTCCGCCAGTCAGCGGGCGACGACTTCGACTTCTGGATGCGTGCCGTCAACATCGCTTACGCGAAGAGGCTTGGCATGGGCGCCGACGACTGCGGCGACGCGCCGTGGGCTGACTACTACGGCGACGATATGAGCCCGCTCGACGCGATGGCGCACGCCCTCACCGACTGGCAGGACGACGCCGGGATGCTCGACGTCAACGAGCTACCCGGCCTCGCCGGCCGGGTCTAGGAGCCCAACATGGCAGACGAATTCCGAGCAAGCGTGTGGCGAGACTCCGTCACCGAGCGCATCAACATCGCGCTCGCACGCCACCGTTCCATGCCCGACGACGAAGAGGATGTCTGGGAGCACGCCAACGACGCCGATTGCACCACCCGAACCGTCACCTACGAAACCCCGCACGAGCCGGCCGAGCCGACGAAGCCCCTCATCGCGCTCACTCGCGACGAAGCGTCCGTGATCGCTAAGGCCCTGTTCAGCTTCAACGATGGGAACTAACCCGATCGCTGTCGACCGAAACATCGGCGACGCCCTCCTGGACGCCATCCAGTCCGGCTACACCGTCGTCATCGGACCGGCAGACCGGCTCACGTGCCGAGTCTCGCTGGAACGCGACGGCACGGTCTACCAGACGAACCTCGCGCTGTCGTTCCCCAACGAACTGAGCGACGTCGCGTTCCACAACACGCTGGCTGCTCTCCGGCACGCGCACAACAACCACTGACCCGCGGCGCCCCGGGCTTACGCTCGGAGCGTCGCCATGCCCGAAGGAGTGCCATGTGGACCAAGACCGGCTGGGAGTTGGACTATCGGCTNCTCGAACAGCTCATCGCGCGGCTCGACGAGCTACGACCGAGGAAACTCCTCGAGCTCGGCTCCGGCCGCAGCACCGTCGAGCTCGCCCGGTGGGCCAACGCCAACGGCGCGTCGCTCACTACCATCGAGCATGACACCCGGTTCGCCCGCCAGGTCCGTCGCGCCACCCGCGGAATGACCCTCGACTACCAGATCAGGCCCCTCGTCGGCGGGTTCTACGCCGGCGTCCGCTACCCGGACGGCATCGACTTCGCCCTGATCGACGGCCCACCCGGGTCGCTGAGCAACGGCAGGTCGCACACGCTGCCGATGATGTGGCCGTACTTGTCCGACGGTGCCGAGGTGTGGCTGGACGACGCGGAACGTCCCGCGGAAGCCGAGTCAGTAGCGCGCTGGCAGCGCGAACTACCCGTCGAGGTGGTCGGCAGGAGGAGCCGGGTAGCGGTGCTCCGCAAGTAGCCCGAGTAGCTCTACGCGCGCGCGCGCAATGTGTCATCCCCCAAAAAGTAGTTACCTGGCTACTTCAATGCCACGTTGGCGTTTTTGAGGCAGAACGACACCGAAAGGGTAATTACCCTGATGCACTACGGACCTCACAAGCACCTTACTGCCCGACGATTTTGCTTGCTCACTTTCGCAACCCCACAGGCGAGCAACTTTCTTCCGCGCGGCATCGCGCGCACGAGACACAGAACGGCGCTCGACATCGCGCGCGATACGTGGCTACCTTTCCGGCATGAACACTGTCAACCGTTCCCTGTCCAAGCTTCTTCCAGCGGACTACAACCCGCGGGAAGAGCTCCAACCAGGCGACCCCGAGTTCGAGCAGCTGCGCGACGCCATCGAACAGATCGGGTTCGCCGTCCCTCTCGTTGTGAACAAGGCGACTGGTCGTGTGGTCGGCGGTCATCAGCGCCTGAACGTTCTCGCGCAGCTCGGTTACAAGTCGGCGCCGGTCGTCGAAATCGACCTAGACGAAACGTCGGAGAAGGCGCTGAACGTGGCGCTGAACAAGATCGAGGGGCGCTGGGACGAGTCCAAGCTTTCAGACCTCCTCCTCGGTTTGGAACAGGCCGAAGGCGGGGTGCACCTCGCCGGGTTTACGGACGTGCAGCTCGACGAACTGCTCCGTCGTGTGGACCAGCAGCAGTCCACTTCGTTCCTGGACGACCTCGTCCAAGGGTCCTTGACCGACCCGGACAGGCCCAAAGAAGACGACGACCGTGATCAAGAGCAGCTGTGGACTGCGGTGACGTACCCGCTGCGTCAAGAGGAGAGACGGGAAGTTCGGCGGATCCTCGATGCTGCAACAGAGCATTACGCCGTGTCGACATCCGGTTTGGCTTTGGCCGCCGTTTGCAACGATTACTTGGAGAGCGCCGATGCCTAGCACCGTGAAGCTGCCCGTCGTGATGAAGCCGATCGACGATGTGGCGCCAGCGGAGTACAACCCTCGCGTGAAGTTGACGCCACGGGACCGCGAGTACCAGCAGCTGAAGTCGTCACTAGAACGGTTTGGCCTCGTCGAGCCGCTGGTTGTGAACAAGCGGACCGGCGTTCTGGTCGGTGGCCATCAGCGTTTGACCGTGATGCGGGACCTCGGCATGGAAGAGGTTCCTGTCGTCGAAGTGGACGTGAACGACGTGCAGGAGCGTCAGCTGAACGTGGCGTTGAACCGGCTGAAGGGCCGGTGGGACAACCGCCAGCTTTCCGAGCTGCTGCTTGAGCTGTCCGCCGCCGACGCGGTCGCTTCCGAGGGGATTCTTGACGCGACGGGTTTCACGCAGAACGAGGTGGACGACGTTCTTCGACGTGCTGACGCCGAGTCCGCACAGTCGGTTCTTGACCGGCTTCTTGATGAGCCGCCTGCGGACCCGCCTTTGGTTGGTGACGAGCCCGCGGAGAAGCAAGAGAATGAAGGGCCGGCCTCGTCCACCGGGTCTACAGGCCAAGTTTCTAGCAAGTGGTTTTCTCACGCAATCACGGTTCGGTTGGAGGACAAGGAAACCATCATCCAGGTCGTTGAATCGGTTCGGGTGAGAGAAGAGCTTCAAACCCCGGCGATGGCGTTCGTTAGCCTTTTGCGCTGGTGGGAAAACCGGTTTGCGCCATCTGGTGCGGACAATGACAGCGGAGAAGTTTGATGGAGCCTTTGTTTTCGATGGCAACGGGCTGGCTGCTTATCGCTCTTTATGCGGCTGTGGTGGTTGCGCTCACGGTCGGTGTGACCCGCGTAGCTAGAACGAAAGCTTCGTTCCTCGTTGCCGATCGGAAGGTGGGTTGGCGCCCCGCCGCGTTGTCTATTGCTGCGACATGGATCTGGGCTCCGGCGCTGTTCGTCGCCGCAGAGAAGGCTTACCTCGAAGGCTGGGTGGGCGTGTTCTGGTTCACGGTGCCCAACATCGCGACGCTGGTCATTTTCGCCTGGTTCGCGGACCGGGTGCGACGCCGCATGCCGGACGGCTTCACGTTCGCCGGCTACGTCCGAGACCGGCTGTCGCGCCGCTCGCACGCCGCGTACCTGGTGGCGTTCGTGACACTGGCCACGTTCTCGTTCTCGGTGCAGTTGCTGGCCGGAGGCCTCATCGTGTCGACTTTGACCGGCATCCCGTTCGCTCAGGTGTCCGTGGCGCTGGCGGCGATCGCGGTGGCGTACTCGTTGTTCTCCGGGCTGAAGGCTTCTATCGTCACCGACTACCTGCAGATGGCGCTGATTGCGACGGTGGGTTTGATTGCGGCGCCGTGGATCGTGTTGCAGGCGGGTGGGCTGTCCACCATCCAGGCGGGGCTGGGGGGTGCGTCCGGCGAGTACACGTCGCTGTTTTCTGGGCCGGGCGGCGCGGTGTTCTTTTCCTTCGGGCTGGCCACCACCATCGGGCTGCTGTCGGGGCCTTTCGGTGACCAGACGTTCTGGCAGCGGTCGTTCGCGGTCCGCAAGGGCCAGGTCCGCAAGGCGTTCTACGCTGGTGCGGTCTTGTTCGGCATCGTGCCGGTCACCATGTCGATGCTTGGTTTCGCTGCCGCTGGCTCTGGGTTGGACGTGGCGGCGACGGTGGGCACTACGCAGCTTACGAACCTCGCTGCGGTGCTGGCGTGGCTGCCGCTGTGGACGGTGGTGCCGTTCACGTTTTTCTTGCTGTCCGGGCTGGTGTCCACGCTGGACTCGAACCTGGCGGCCATCTCGAGTCTGGCCGGTCACGACTTGGTGAACCGTCGTCGAGAGAACCAGGTGGTCAGGGAAACGCTGGCAATTTTGGACGGCGAGACGGTTCCGGCGGGGGCGGCTGCGGGGAAGGGCGACGAGCTTCCGGTGTCCGTGGCGCGCTGGTCGATGGTGGCGCTGGCGGTGGTGGCCACGGCGATCGCGAACGTGCCGGGCATCACGATCGTGGCGCTGTTTGTGTTCTACGGAATCTTGCGGGCGTCGACGTTGATGCCGACGGTGTTGCTGTTGTCGTGGCGTCGGCACGTTGCGGAGCCCGGGGTGTTTTGGGGCATCGTGTCGGCGTTGGCGGTGGGTCTGCCGGTGTTCGCGTACGGGAACTTCACTGGCCAGCCGCCGTTCATCGTCGCAGGGTCGCTGCTTGTCATCGCGCTGTCGGGCGGTATCACGTGGGTGGTGTCAGCACGTTCCGAAACGCCTCGTATGGAGGATTGGGAGTTTTACGGAGAGACTGCTGACGTCAGCTGACGGAGTGTTGATGCGGAGGCTGGAAGAGGCGTCGTGGCCTCCGCGGCTGTCTCCGGCGGAGCGTGGGGTTTTGCTTCGCTCTGCGGAGGAGCCCGCGGCGAAGGCGACGGAGGAGTTGGAGGAAACACTTGCCGGCGTGGTAGGTGCTTCGCACGCGGTGGCGTTCAATAGCTGCACGTCTGCCATTCATGCGTGCGCCGCGATGTTGGGTCCGATGCGGGACGTTCGGACGTTGGCTCCGGGTTTTACGTTTGCCGGTTCTTGGACGGGTCCGGCCCATTTGGGGCACATTCCGATGTTTACTGACGTGGATGGTTCCACGTGGAACATTTCGTCGAACCGCGTCCGAGCTTTGGAACGGGAGGTCGACATCGTCATCGCGGTTGATCTGCACGGCGTTCCGCACGACGTTCCGCGCACCGATGTAGGTGGCCGCACTGTCATCACCGACGCTTGCCAGTCACTAGGCTCAGAGTTGGCTGGCCGGCAGGTGGGCGGGGAAGGCCTTCACTGCTGGTCGTTTTCGTCGGCCAAGGCAGTTCCCTCGTTTGCCGGCGGAGCGGTCACGGTGGAGGACGCCGACCTTGCGGGCCAGCTGCGCGCTTTGCGTGATTATGGCATCGACGGGTCCGGCCCTCGAGCGGCAGAGCCGTGCATCGTTCCGTTTGGGCACAACTGGCGCATTACGGGCCCTGACGCGGCTTTGGCTGCTTTTCGGTTGCGGGAAGCTTCTGCGGGGCGCTGGTGGATTGACCGCATGTGGTCGATCGGCGAGGAACTTCGCCTTTCGGCGTCGGCTTTGGGTTTCACGGTGCAATCGCGTCCTGCGGACGCCCGACCGGCGTGGCACAAGGTGCGTGTCGGCTGGAGAGGGGCGCCGCTGGAACAGGTGGGGACGTCCCTAACGAGGCATGGCGTCCCGTGGCATCGTTGGGGGCTGCCGTTAGATGAAGTTTTTCCATGGGCGATGAGAGGTACGCGCCCGCCGCTTCCGATGTCTCGGCTGGTGGCTTCAACGACGTTGTGCTTGTCCACCGAAGAGCGACCGTTCTGGACGTGGAATGACCGGGAAGTTTCAGACACGATCAGGGCTCTAGGAAGGGCCGCGGAGGAGATGGATAGATGACGGTGCGAGTCGGCATCATCGGCGTTGGCAATTGCGCTCGCGCGCTGGTAGAAGGCGTGCACTTTTACACGCAGGACATCGTTGCTTCGGAGGACGGCGACGGTCTGATGCACCTGCACATCGGGCCGTACGGCGTTAGCGACGTGGAGTTTGCAGCTGCTTGGGACGTCGACAAAGACAAGGTCGGCAAGGACCTGTCGGACGCGATCAAGGCTGGCCAGAACCTGCATGTCGGCATCGACGCGCATGTGCCGCACCTTGGCACGGAGGTGTGGCGCGGTCCGACTTTGGACGGCGCCGGGTCGAAGTATCGGGAGCGGATGGAGCTTGCGGAGGACTGGGCGAACCTGACCGGCAAGGAAACGGTGGAGCAGATTCGCGATGCGAAGGTGGACGTGCTGCTGAACTACCTGCCGGTCGGGTCGCAGGACGCCACCGAGTGGTGGGCGAACGTTGCGTTGGAGGCCGGCGTCGGCTTCGTGAACAACGTCCCGGTGTTCATCGCTCGCAAGGATTACTGGCGCGACCGGTTTCGTGCGGCCGGGTTGCCGCTGATCGGCGACGACATCAAGTCACAGTACGGGGCGACGTACATTCACCGGCTGCTGGTGCGGGCGTTTCGAGACAGGGGCATCACGCTGGACCGCACCTACCAGCTGAACGTCGGCGGCAACATGGACTTCTACAACATGCTGGAGCAGTCGCGGCTGTCGTCGAAGCGGGAGTCGAAGTCGTCGTCGGTGACGGACGCCTACGAGTTGGAGTTAGATCCGAAGGACGTCCACATCGGCCCGTCGGACTACGTGGCGTGGATGGGAGACACGAAGAAGGCGTTCGTGCGCTGCGAGGGGCGCGGTTTTGGTGGTGCCCCCATCGAGGTGGAGATGCAGTTGACCGTCCCCGATTCGCCGAACTCGGCGGGCGTGGTGATCGACGCGGCGCGCATCGCGAAGCTGGCCATGGACCGGGAAGACTCGTCCGTTGACGAGTGGGTGTCGGCCTGGCTGTTCAAGGCTCCTCCGCGCGCCGTGTCCCAGGTGTCGGATTTGGCGGCGATGGAACGGCTGGACGAATGGATCGGAGGTTAGATGAAGCGCGTGCTGATGCTGGCGCAGGGCGACGGCCGGCGGTGGAACGACCTGGATGGGAACCCCTACAAGGGCCAGCCGAAGCATCTTGTTGTGGCGGCAGGGGAACCTGTCTTGGCAAGGGCTGTTCGCCTGTTCCAAGATCGTGATTGCGAAGTCGTGCTGGTCGCTCCGTTGTGGTACCCGTCCTTTGGCGCGGACAGTCACGTGGAACTTGAACGCCCAAAGGTCGAGGGAAACTCGCTGGATAAGTTCTTGGCTAACCGTCACCTGTGGTCAAACGACGACACTACTGTTATCTGCTGGGGCGACTGTTTTTACACGGACGACGCCGCAAATAAAATTGCTTTTCACGACACGAACGGTGTGCATTACTTCCGTCGCCCTTGGTCGTCTGAGGTGACAGGCCACCTGTGGGACGAGTCGTTTGCAGTGTCGTTTTCTTCCGGGTCCCACGGCGACGTGCTGGATGCGGTAGGTACGGTTCGGAACTGGATCGACTTGGGTGACGTTGCTGCTTCAAAAATCCACATCTTTCATCACTACGCCGCTTACCTCGGATACGGGAAGCCTCCTCACGTGAAAGAGCTGTGGCACACACCGCATCAGACGGTCATTGACGACTGGACGGACGACTTCGATAACCCGAAGGAGTACGAAGAGTGGCGGACTCGCCGGTCTGAAGCAGGGCTTTTCGCGTGAAAGCCACAGTGATCAACCTTGACTCTCGCCCCGACAGGTGGGAGCAGGTGCAGGAGCAGTGTGCGCTTTCCGGCATTGTCCCGATCAGGCTTTCAGCCACGACCGTCGACGACGTGCACGAAGGCGACGTTGAGCGTTTCCAGCTTCGCGCGGAGCGGCTACTGAAAGTTGAGAAGAAGCCTGAGGTGTGGGCCGCAACACTGGCTTGTTTGCGATCGCACCGTCGCGCTTTGCAGGAGAAGTTGTCGGGCGGACCGAGCCTTATCCTCGAGGACGACGTGCAGCTGGAACCTGACGTGCTGGCATATCTTCGAAGGTCAGAGGATGAAGCTACTGCGGCGGGCCTTGACCTTGGCGCTGTAGCACTGGGCCCGTGGCATCGAAAGCCGCCGGTGAAGTTTACAGCGAACACGGTGGTGTGCCGGCGCGTGTGGCAGGCTCACGCGGTGTGGTGGACAGATCGAGGAGCTATAGACATGGAAAGGCTGCTTTCTCGGGAAGCGATGCCCGTTGACGAGCAGTGGGACAGCTTGGCGGTCAGGGGCCGCATCGTTTCTCCTGCTGCGTCTGTCGCTTGGCACGGGAGGGGCTGGTCCGACATCCAAGGCCGGAAGACGAATCACCTGTTTACGGGGGAGAAGTCGAGACGAACGTGGTGACGCTTGCCGAACTTCTTGCACGTCCACGCGTGTTGAATTTGGCGCATCGGACAGACCGCTGGTTGGAGACTCAATCAGAGTTTTCCGGTGCGGGTCTTCCTGAGCCGGAGCGCGTAGAAGCTGTTTACGGCCTTTCCGAGGCTCTTCCCAGCCAGGTGGCCCGCTTCGAGCGGGGTGTCGCAACAGAGAAAACGTTGCTGGCTGCATGCGGCATTGCGATGTCACATCGACGGGCTTGGCGTCAGGCGCTCGACGCAGGCGATCAGTTTGTTGCAGTGTTTGAAGACGACGTGAAGTTCCACCCGTTGTTCGTGGAAGCTGCAGAGAAGGCTATTTTTGAGCTGCCGGAGGGGTGGCGTCTGCTGTCGTTCGGGGGCGTTCACAAACGCCAACCGAGACGGTTTTCTGACCGGCTGGTACGTCCTTCGCTTATCTGCTGCTCCCACAGCTATGTACTTACCCGCACTGCGGCGGAGAACGCGCTGGATATTACGGCGGAGGTTGAACCCGACGGGACAGGCCCTTGCGAGGATTGGGACAGGTCTTGGAACAGTCTGTCTCCGGATTTTTACGTCACATGGCCACACTTGGCCGTGCAGCGTGACAGCTTTTCTGACGTGGCGCGGAAACGGGCCGTTCGCTCATCGCAGCAGTTTGCGTTTCTTAGCCCGGAAGAGTGGGAAGGCTGGTCACCGTGAATTTAGTGCTGTCGAGTAAGTCGTCGTACACGGACGCTGACGTCGAGCGAGTATGGCGGAACGTGTCCGACTACGTCTCGGAGGATGAAGCTGCTCGTGCGGTGGAGGCTGCAGTAGAAGAGGTCAAGGAGGTTGTTCGGCCCGTGCGTTCCAAGGTGGCGTACGGCTGGTCTGGAGGGAAGGACTCCGTCGCCCTTGAGGTCGTCATGGAACGGGCCGGCGTGTCGCGCTGCATGCTGGGTCTGGTCGGCAAGGTTGAGTGGCGCGATTATTTGCAGTGGGTGTCAGCGAACGCCCCATCGGGTCTGACGGTGTTTTCGAACGATCAGATCAGCTTGGAGTTTTTGTCGAAACCACAGAACCACCGCTACGTGTTTCCCGACAACGCTACGGACGGCTACTGGTGGACGCTACAGTCGACCAGGCGGGCTCAGCGCGAGTACCAGCGTCTGTACGACCCGGAGCTTCAAATTTACGGACGGCGGACGCAGGACGGCAACTACATTGGGGACGGGCCGTACGGCATCTTCGAGGCGGGAGGCATTCGCCAGTACTCGCCTATCCGCGATTGGCCGCATGAAGTCACTTTGGCGGTAATCCGGTACTTCGGGAAGTCGTTGCCTCCTACGCCGTACGAGAAGCCGTTTGGGTGGACGACCGGCACCGGGGGCTGGCCAGGCCGCCGGTACGGTGAGGACTGGGAGGACTCGTTCTACATCACCGGGGAGGTGGAGATGGGCCGTCTTGAGGAAGCTGCCATGTTTTTTGCCGCCGCACGCCGGGCCTTGGACCGTCACGGCCAGGAGGCGTCCGATGTCTAGTCGTAAGCGCCGTCGCGTTGAGCTCGACAAGGACGTTTACACGGCGGCGCAGGAACGGATTTCGTTGGCGTACGACGTTCACGACCAGCTGGTCGTGGGGTTTTCCGGCGGCAAGGACTCGACCGTTTGCTTGGAGATGGTTGTGGATGAGGCTCGCCGCCGCGGCAAGCTGCCGGTTCCCGCAATCTTCTTTGACGAGGAAGCCATCCCCTACGAGACCGAGCACTATGTGCGGCGCCGCTACCAGTCCGACGAAGTGGAGGTCCACTGGTACTCGGTGCCAGTGCGGCACTTGAACGCCTGCTCGAAGAAGCAGCCGTTTTGGTCATGCTGGGACCCGGACGAGGAGCACCTGTGGTGCCGTTCGATGCCGCCTGAGTCCATTACGTGGCGTGACGACAAGCATCTGATGCGCCGCCTAAACCCGGAACGCCAGACAGTCGCTGAACGGCCGACCATCCCGTCGACGACTCCATACGTGATGATCAACTTCACGGAGCGATTCGGCGTGATCGGGTTCGTGATGGGCATTCGCACGGCAGAGTCGATGGCCCGATACCGCAACGTCCGCGGACTGTACGAGAACTTCATGACAGGCGTCGGACAGCACGGCGAGGCTACGTACCGTCACGTTTATCCGATCTACGACTGGCAGCACGAAGACGTGTGGCGGGCCATCGTGCAGAACGGCTGGGACTACAACGAGGCGTACGACATCATGGAAGCGGCCGGGATGACCCTGGCCGAACAGCGATGCGCCCCACCCTACGGTGCAGAACCCATCCGCGGCCTGTGGCGGTTCAAGTCATGCCACCCAGAACTGTGGGACAAGATGGTGGAACGCGTACCCGGAGCGAACACGGCGGCGATGTACGCCCGCGAAGGGTTCTACAGTGCTGTGTTGAAGCCGGAGGGTGCGACGTGGGAGGATTACATCCGGGACGAGCTCGAGAAGTTCGGTGAGCCGATGCGAACGGTGATGGCGAAACGGATCAAGGCGGAACTGTCGAAGCACTACCGACGCACCGACGACCCAATCCTTGACTCTGTGCCTCATCCGGAGACAGGCGTTTCTTGGGGGCGCCTGGCACACCTAGCGGTTCGCGGGGACCTTAAGAGCAGAAAGACCTTGCTTCGCGCTCAGCCCGGAACTGAGGAACAGGCTTGGGCGACGTATCTTGCAGAACGCGAGAAGCTAGCTGACTCTGGCAAATTGCCCCGACGGGGAAGGTACGTGGGATGACGTCGACAGTTGAGCACACAGAGCAAGGCGGTCCCATCGGAGTGGCGCACCAACCGTTGGGAAACGTGCAGTGGATTGACCGGAATTTGCTGCACGCCAACGGGTACAACCCGAACCACGTCGCGCCGCCGGAGATGAAGCTGCTGAAGACGTCGATCCTGTCGGACGGGTGGACACAGCCCATCGTGGCCAGGTCCGACTATGAGATTGTGGACGGTTTCCACAGGTGGACGACGTCGGCCGACCCGGAAGTGGGCGGCATGACTGGTGGGCTTGTGCCGGTGGTGTTTTTGTCGGACGACGTGCCGATGGAGCACCAGATGATGTCGACGGTGCGCCACAATCGTGCCCGCGGTACTCACGGCGTGATGAAGATGGCTGACATCGTTGGCGAACTCCTGGAGTCCGGGGTGCCGAAGCCCCGGGTGTGTGAGCTGATGCAGATGGAGTCGCAGGAAGTTGACCGTCTAGCTATGCGGGGGAACCTTCGAGAGCGCCATGGCAAGGGCGAGTTTTCGAACGGGTTCCGGTTCGTGGGCACCGAGGAAGACAACGACGGCAATTCGCTGACTGATGAGTGAGCAAGAAGCCGAAGAGGAGGCTGCGGGAAGCGAAGTTGAGCTTCGCCCGCCAGACCCGGACTTGGTGGAGGGCGTTCTTCCTACAGCAAGCCCGGAAGACGTCCATCTGACTGAACGTGAAATCCAAGCAGTTGAGCTCCGCAAGGCCGGGTACACCTACCAGGAGGTGGCGGATGCTTTGGGTTGGGAGCACAAATCCTCTGCTATGCGCGCCGTTCGGCGAGCTTTGGCTCGGTGGGGAACTGAGTCGGTGCATGAGCTTAGGATTTTGGAGCTTTCACGGCTGGACACAATTACGAAGAAGCTTTGGCCACGAATAGTGGGTCGTCCCCCGCGCGGCGATGATCCGGGTCAGCCTCCTGACGTTGATGCGATGATGGCGTATTTGAAGGTGTCGGCTCGCCGGGCAAGACTGGTTGGATTGGACGCGTCAGACGAAATCGACCTTTTTCTCCACACTGACGGGGACCAGCAGTTGACGACGGCGAGCGAGCGGGTGGTTCATGACATCGAGCGCTTCAGCGCCATCGTCGAGTCCATCGCACGGGAGTCCGACCAGGAAGCCGCTGGAGAGGATGACTCTGACGGAGAGGAAGAAGGAGGCGGCTGAGCTTGCCCGCCGTCTGACCGCGAACCGGTATGTGCCATATCCGCCGACGGACAAGCAGGGTCGGTTCTTGTTGGACTTTCGTCTCGAGGCGATGTTCGGAGGCGCAGCAGGAGGCGGCAAGTCGGACGCTTTGCTGATGGGTGCGTTGCAGTTCGTGGACGTTCCCGGGTATGCGGCTCTTATTTTGCGGAAGACGATGGTGGACTTGCGTCTGCCTGGCGCTTTGCTGGACCGATCTAAGGTCTGGCTGATGAACACGGACGCCCACTATTCCGGCACCACTTGGGTTTTTCCTTCCGGAGCTCGCATCCAGTTTGGGTATATCGCCTACGAGAAGCAGAAGTACCGGTACCAGTCGACTGAGTTCCAGTACATCGCTTTTGATGAGCTGACACAGTTCACCGAGTCGCAGTACCGATACATGTTTTCCCGTTTGCGTCGACCCCAGATCCAGCCGATGGACTCGGAGGCGCAGAGGAGGAAGAAGCATGCCTTGGCACGTGTGCCACTTCGCATGCGATCTGCAACGAATCCGGGCGGTGTCGGCCATGAGTGGGTGAAGCGTCGTTTTATCGACGACCCCTACAACCCTCGACGCGCTTTTTACCCTGCGAAGCTGTCCGACAACCCGCACGTCGACGAGGAAGAGTACGCCGCTTCGTTGCAGATGCTGGACCCGATCACTCGTCAGCAGCTTCTGGACGGAGACTGGTCGGTTCGCACCTCCGGCGGCTACTTCTCGCGCACTTGGTTCGCGAACCGCGTCGTGGAGGAACCTCCAGGTCGCGTGACCCGCCGCGTCCGTTACTGGGACCTTGCGTCTACGGAACAAGACCCGCTGCTCGGGAACGACCCGGACTGGACAGCAGGATGCCGTATGTCGATTTTGGATTCGGGCGAGCTTGTCTTGGAAGACATGCGCCGGTTCCGCAAGAACCCAGGAGGTGTGGAGCAAGAAGTTCAGGCGGCCGCCTCGTTTGACCCGCCAGGAACGGAAGTGTTTTTCGAGCAGGAGGGCGGTGCCTCGGGAAAAGCGATCGTCTCTCACTACCGCCGGCGCGTTCTTCAGGGCGTTTCCGTGAAGGGCCACAGGCCGTCGGGGAACAAGGTGGCGCGCGCGATTCCGTTGTCTGCTCGAGCTTCCGCTGGCGACGTGTGGATTCTTCGAGGATCGTGGCATTCGGACTGGTTTGATGAAGCTGAGTCGTTTCCGAACTCTGCTCACGACGACCAGGTCGACGCAGCGTCTGGAGCTTACGCAGTTTTGTCGGGTCGAAGCCGCACAAGCATCAGCGCTCCTTCAGGGTCCAAGGAGCAAGTAGCCACCGGTCAGACGCAGCTTTCTAGGAGAAAAATCAACAGATGAGCGAAACTGCATCGTTGCTGCTGCTTGTCGGCCTAACCCTCCGCCTCATGCGGCTAGTTCAGGTCGACGAAGCCGGTGAGCCGCTAAGAAAGCTGATTTTGTGGGCGGCAGGGAAGGTGGGGGGCATCAAAGGCATTCAGTTTTTCGACCGCATGCTCGACTGCCCGTTCTGCATCGGCTTTTGGATATCGGCGGCCACCGGCTGGTCGTGGCTGGTTTTCTCGGGCTCCTTACTTTGGAAGGCTTTCGCGCTACCGTTTGCATTGTCATGGGTTGCAGGCCACATTTCGGCGCTTACCGACACGGCTAGCGAGGATCAGCTATGAGCCACCTTCCCGTCCGTCGGAAGGCGACGGTGACTGAAATACATCCGGCAAGAAGTTTGCAGGCCGCTGCATCCCTGTACGGGTCAAAGCGCGAAGATTTGAAGGTCTCCCGCAACACGTTCGCGGAAGCTTGGCAGGAGGAAGCCTGGGACGCTTACGACGAGGTAGGCGAGCTGAGGTTCGTTTCGAACGCGGTTGCGAACGCTGTTTCGAAAGCTCGTTTATACGTCGGCCGGATGGAGGAAGCCGACCGCGAGCCGACCGAGGTGACGTCGAACGAAGTTGCGACGGAAATTCTCGCGCAGTTCGGCGGCTCCCGCTCCGCCCAATCGGAGCTGTTGAAGTCGTTGACGCTTCAGCTTTTTGTTCCCGGAGACGGATGGGTAATGGCAGCCCCTCCAGGACTGCTGCTGGGAGAGACGTGGGATGAAGACAGAGACTGGCTGCTTCGCGAACTTGAGTGGGTCGTATTGTCGGTTTCCGAGGTTCAGCACCGGGCCGGCAAGGTAGTTATTTCACGTGGAGACGGTCAGGTCGAGTGTGACCCGGAGAATGTTGTTCTGATACGTGTGTGGCAGCCGCATCCTCGCCGGTTCTGGCACGCTGATTCCCCGGTTCGCGCATCGTTGCCTGTTCTTCGGGAGCTGATCGGCCTCACGAAGCACGTGTCAGCAACGATTGACTCAAGGCTGGCTGGCGCGGGGATGCTGGTGCTTCCAGAGTCAGCGTCTCTGGTCGGTGACACCGCACAAGACCCGGACGGCGATGCATCCGACTCTTCGGATTTTCTCGAAACACTGATGGACGCAATGATCACGCCGATCAAGGACCGTGATGCTGCTGGCGCCGTTGTTCCTGTTTTGGTGAAAGTGTCGGACGAAGCTTCATCGCAAATCGGCCAGGGCAACTTGATTCGCTTCGACACGCCTTTTGACTCCCAGGCGAAGACGCTTCGCGACGAAGCTATTCGACGACTTGGCCTTGGTTTGGACATCGCACCGGAGCTGCTGACAGGTGTCGGCTCTTCAGTGAAGTACATGAACGCTTGGCTGGTGGAGGAGTCGAACACTCGCCTCCACATCGAGCCGAGGCTGTCTTTGATTTGCTCCGCGCTGACCGACCAGTTTCTTCGCCCAGCGTTGGAAGACGCGGGTGTTGAGGACGCGGAAGAAATGGTTGTTTGGTGGGACCTGTCCGACCTTTCCGTCGACCTTGACCGCTCTCAGGATGCAGAGCGCCTTCACAAGGCTGGACTTCTTTCCGATTCGGCGAACAGGAGAGAGTCCGGGTTTGACGAGTCGGACGCCCCTACGGCTTACGACTTGGCGATGCGGATCGTGCTCGAGAACCCTGGCGCGCTGCAGTCTCCCGGGTTTCCGGAGCTTCTGCGTATGATGGGCGAGGTTGTTGATGAGCGGGAGAACTACGTCGACCAANGCTGACACGTGTTCGCAGCTGGTCGCTGTTTGCGACGTCCTTGTGCTGCGGTCGTTGGAGCTGTTGGGCAAGCGCATCGTGAGGCAGGACCGGTCTCGTTTTCAACGCATGTCTGGGCTGCAGTGGCATGACGCTCACTGCTTGTGGCAACCTGACCGGGACACGGAAGATCGCGCGTTGGACGGCGCTTGGTCGATGGTTCCGGATCTTCTGTCCCGGTATCCGTGCGGCGACGTGGGTCCGGCAGAGTTGTCTGCGACGTTGGACAGGTATGTGCGCGAGCTTGTGAGGTCGCAGCGGTCTCACGACGGCGCGGAGTTGGCGTACCGGTTGGATGCTTGGATGTGAGATGTCGCTTATCAGGTACCGGGACTTGTCGATGCTGTACCGGCGTCGTAAGCGCATGTCTGAATGGGTTCAGTCTGAGTCCCGTAAGGCGTTTTTGCAGATGACGCAGGCCGTGGTGACACGGGCTCGGACGGAGCTTCGAGCCTCATCGGAGGGCGGCGTGCCTTTTTCGCTGGGCGAGGTGGAGCGTTGGGCGATTGAAGAGTCGGCGCCGTTGCAGCAGGCTGCGGAGCGTGCCTGGCTTATGGGGTTCCATGACGCTTCGGACTCGCCGTCGCCACCTCTGCCAGAGTCCGCGAAGCGGTTTGCGAAGGAGCGTGCGCTGCGTCTGGCGGAGGTGACACACAGCACGTTGGTGTCTGCCTACAAGGAGGCTTTGCAGAAGGGATGGCCTCGCAGACAGGCGCTGCATTACGCGTCGAACCAGATCCAACTCATCGGGTCACTGACTGCGTCCGGCGAACCGGAAGACGAGATGGACACCGAGCTTTTGGACGCCGTGTTCATGGAGCGCTATACGCGAATTTCCGCGGAGCAGTACTTGGAGATGGACTCTTCCCAGCGCGCAGACGTGATGAACGAAGAAATTTTTGGCCGTATAGGTGACTTTCCTGCAGACGAGTTGGACTTCTGGCTCGACCGCACAGCCGAGGACGCCTACGGCGCCTTGGGTCCGTGGAACGAGGCCTGGGGCGAACGCCCGGTCGATCGCATCCGCAGGTTGGAGCGCGACACCGGAAAGCAGCTGCTGCCTTTGGACCTGTCCGCTTCGGACTCTCCGCAACCTGCCCGCCAGTGGTCGGTGATGGTGGACAACGTTGGCCGCGAGTCGTCTGTGTACCTGCTGAACGAGGGTTTGGATCGTGCGTTCCGCGACGAGGGCGCGATGGTGAAGATGTGGGTGTCTACTCTCGACGAGCGGGTCAGGTGGAACCACGAGCTGATGCACGGCGTGTGCGTCGACGTTGACGACTCGTTCCGGATGCCTGCGTCTGAAGGGTCTGGGTTTGTCGACGTCATCATGAAGTATCCGGGCCACTGCGCCAGCCAGTCCGAGGGCGGCTGCCCGCCGGGCGACGTCTACAACTGCCGGTGCACGATGGTGGCCGGCAGCTCGTGCGAGGAGCTCCAGGCTTTGTTTGACTCGCTGCGCGACGATCAAATTACAGTGGCTGCTGAGACGACCTCTGTCATCACGGACGAGTCTTCCCGTCCGCGCACCTTGGAGGAGTGGGCGCGTTCGGGTTACGTCCCTCCTAGCGACTTTCCGTTTGCCGACATGCCCAACCTGACCAGTTCTGATTCCGACAAGGATGGTCCATGGAGGGCTTTTCTTCGCGAACGGTTTCCTCAGTGGTCCGAGTGGCGATCCCGTCCCCTGCGCCAGATGTCCGCCTTGTACGACTACGCGCGAGGCCGGACGTCCCACATTCAGCGGTGGCTGCGGCACGGGGAGCGCCCGCTGAACCGTTTTGAGCGTGCCCGGATGGCCCAGGTGCTCGACGACGTGTGGAACTTGTTCGAGTCGTCGACCGCTCCTTCTAACTTCAGACTGTGGCGCGGAATGCAGCTCGGAAACACTGGCCGTCAGTGGACCGCGGAGGAACGTGCTAACCCCATGGGCGCCGAGTGGACTGACTGGGGCATTTCCTCGACGACCGCAATGCCGGGAGTTGCTGCGGAGTTCGCAGATCCTTCCGATCCTCAGTCGGTGATGATGGAGCTCGTCCTTCCTGAAGGTTTTCCGTCGATCCCGGTGTCGATGCTGCAGGACATGTTTGAGCAAGACCCCATCCGGTTTGGTTTGTACGAGGAGCCCTTCCAGGAGGGCGAGGTCATGCTTCCGCCAGGCACCCGGTTTCGCGTCGTGGACGTGAAGCAGGCCGAGGCCGCTGCCTCGGGAACGGAGTCCTGGGAGGTCGAGGTTTCGCTGGACCCCGAGGTCCTAGAACGTATGCAGCGCATCGAGGACGACATCGAGGAGGGCCTGTTTTCCGAGGACTCCTTTTCCGACTTGGTGTACGACGACGTTTTCACGATCGACGGCGAAGTCGTAGAGTCCGAGCATCCGGAGATGCTGAATTTTGTACCGGATCGTTTCCGCGACAGGTTCGGAGGCTGACGTGGACAATGACCGCAGAGCGAGGTTTACAGAGGGCGAAGTGATGCTTCACCGCCTGCCCGATTCTACTTTGGAACGGGAAGAGCGGGTCGAGGAAGTTATCGACGCTCTGGAGGAAGGTCGCGATCCTTCCGACGGCGGCGTGTAGCCTTTCCGGAACCGGAGGTGTCGGGATGCCGAAGAAGAAGCGAAAGCCCCCGTACGACGAGAACGGCTACTCGTGGCGAGGCATCGTCGCCATGGAGTCCACTCCAACCGGAGACGGGCGGATGCTCGCACCCGGCTCTATCCGCTGGGACCGACTCCCAGTTCCGCTGCGCTGGGTGAAAGAAGACGGCGGCGCTCACGAAGGTGCGGTCGTCGTTGGCCGAGTCCTCTCCATGTGGAGAGAAGGCTCCGCGATTTGGGCTGCTGGAGATTTCGACGACGGCTCACCCGAAGGCCTCGAAGCTTTTCGGCAGGTAGATGAAAACCTTACCCGCGGCGTTTCGCTGGACCTAGACGACGTAGACCTCGAGCTTCGCATGACGGTCCACGACGAACTTTCCGAAGAGGAAGGCGTCATGGACGAGAGCGGCCGGGTAATCGTGGACCGGAAAAACAGCGGCGACGAGATCTACGTGACGATGGACGGACGCACACGAGCATTGACGATGGTCGCTAAGCCGGCGTTCGCCGAAGCGCATATCGTTCCTGTTGACCTGCCAGAGTCCTCCATGAGAATGAACGAAGACGAAGAAAACTACGACGGTCTAGTTGCTTCAGCGAAATCCCGCCCTCCTCGCGCATGGTTTGCAAACCCGAAGTTGGGCCGCCCGACACCGTTCACCGTGACGGACGAAGGCCGCGTGTACGGGCACATCGCATTGTGGGGGACCTGCCACACCGGGTTTGCGAACGAATGCGTCAGCCCACCGAAGTCGCAGTCCAACTACGCGCACTTCATGTTCGGCGAAGTGCTGTGCGACGACGGCGCAACTGTTCCTGCCGGCAAAATCACGATGGACACCACGCACGCCGGTCGGCGCCTGTCTGCATCGGACACCGCGTCACATTACGAACACACCGGCTTGACCGCAGCGATGGTTTCCGCCGGGGATGACTCGTACGGAGTGTGGGTTGCGGGCTGCATCCACCCGTCGCTATCCGAAGATCAGCTTGCGACGCTCCGTTTGTCGCCTATGTCTGGCGACTGGCGCCGCATCGCAGGAAACCTGGAACTTCGTGCAGTGCTGGCGGTGAACACCCCCGGCTTTCCGGTGCCCCGGGCACTTGTTGCTTCGGGCCGGGTCGAAGCTTTGCAGTCAGCTGGAAGCATGCACTTCGATGGTAACTTTACCACCGAGCTGCAGGAGGCTCCTGGCGGAGGCCTTCCTGACGCCTACCGCCCCGCAAGCTCCGAGGACGTCCCAGACGGCCAAGCCTGCGGCAACTGCGCGTTTTTCGTGGAAAGCGAACAGGACGAAGCAGGCAACTCCTGGTGCTCCTGGTGGGAGGACTGGGTTCAGGCTGACGCCTACTGCGACGCATGGGTGTCTGCCGACGAAGAGCCGGACGAAGCAGACTCGATGACTGCTGCGCTGAGCTCGGATCAGCGCACGCCGACGGAAGGCATGGCAGAGGAAGCTCAGCGCGCCCTGGATTGGCGGTCAGAGGGCTTTGAAGGCGGCGAAGAGAACACCGCTCGAAGGGCGAGGTCGATCGCGGCAAGAGAGCCGTTAGCGTCCGAAACGATCCGTCGGATGCACGCCTTTTTTTCTCGCAACGCCCGCTACCCCGAACTAGACGGGTTTTCTCCCGGCGACGACGGCTACCCGTCTCGTGCTCGAGTGGCCTGGGGGCTGTGGGGCGGGGACGCAGGCGCTTCCTGGTCGTCGAACATGGTGGAAGAGATGGGCGAGAGTTCGCTGTCTGCCGCCGCCGTAGGAGACGTAGAAGTGGGAAGCTTTGTTGAATGGTCTTGGTCGGGAGGTACCGCCCAGGGCGAAGTGCAAGAAATCGTTACAGAGGGGCAGTTGGAAGTCCCCGGAACTGACGTGGTCATCAACGCAGACGAAGATGATCCGGCTGTGCTGATCGAATCGTGGTCCCGCGCTGAAACGGACGACGGAGACTTTTTCGAACCCACCGGCTCTATGGTTGGCCGACGCATGTCTTCCCTGACGGTCGTGGACCCGCTCGAGCAGAACGAAGAAGTGCAGGCGTCAGGCGCGTCGAGGGACATGCGCTCAGTTTTTGAAGTGAAGGTCCGCCGAGCAAACGTCGCGGCAAAGATGAGGGAGGCGTCACATGCCCTGCGCCCCGTGCGCTAAGAACCGGAAGAAGTGGGTTGTTCGCTGGGACGACGGGTCTTCTACGTATTTTTCGTCCGAACAGGCCGCACAGGTCGCGTTGAAATCGGACAGCCGCAACGGCAAGGTGTTTCAGCTTTGAAGTCACTGACTGTCGCGGTTTTGACTGGGAAGCGCCCCCAGCTTCTGGAACGCACCCTTTCATCGTTCGTTGAGCGTAACCCGCTTCTTTGGAAAGACGCGTCAAGAGTCGTGTTCCACAACTTCGGCGACGGAGCAAGCGCACGCATCCTCGACCGTTACGACTGGCACAGACGCGAAGTTCGACCTAACGAGCTTCTGACGATCGGGCAGGCGTCTCAGCACCTTGGCGCTTTGGCGTTGTCGCGGCGAACCCGCTACGTCCTTCGCCTTGAGGACGACTGGCTGTGCCACGACTCTCCAGGCTGGTTCGAATCGGCGGTCAACGTCCTGGAGGATCCGGAGGTCGGCCAAGTCCGTCTGCAGAGACACGACGAGCCGACCCGACCGGAGAACATGGTCACACGCGAACCCATCGTGTGGTCGGACTATCCCGGCGGACATCAGGCCGGAAACGCCCACTACACACACCGTCCGTCCTTGATGCGGTCATCCGACTACTCCGCACTGTTTCCGTACCGCAAGGAACACCATGCGATGCGACGTTTTTACCATCGCGGACTTCTCGTTGTTCAGCACCGACCAGGCGTGTTTTCTCACCTGGGCGGTGACACTCTTTCTTTGAAGCGCCGAGAAGGGGCCTCTTGATGCTGCACGTCACCATGCCGACCTACCGCACCCCACCGGAATTGCTGGACAGAGCTGTTCGATCCGTTCTTTCACAGAACACAGACCTACGCCTGATCGTGATTGGCGACGGCGAAGAGCCAGACGTAATCGCGGACGACGACCGACTTACCGTTTTCGTTCTTCCAGAGAACAGAGGACGGTATTTCGCGGACTCAGTCGCTGTTTTGGCCCTAAGCGAGTCCGACTGGTGGACACCCCACGACTCAGACGACTGGTCTGAACCGGGCAGGTACAAGCGCCTACTGCGCGTCGCGAAGCCTTACGGGGCAGCTCTTTCGTCCTACTGGAAGTACGACACAGACGGCCGAAAGATTCGGTCGAACCCGAAAGTCCAAGGTTCCGGTTTCCGGCACGTCGGCCATTGGTGCTCCGGTGTGTACAGAATGGACCGGGTTTTGGAGTGCGGCGGCATCCTTCCACAGTTTCGCGTTTCTACAGACACGCTGTTTGTTTCATTGGTCTCTCTCGTAGGCTCCGTCGGCATAGACACCACTCCGTCGTTTCACTGGGAGCGACGAAGCGGTTCGTTGACCACAGCGAACGGCACTTCAATGCAGTCTTCGCTTCGCCAAGCGACAAGGTTTAGTCTGCGGAAGATATATGCCGAAGCGGAGCGGCATTGGAAGGACGGCCAGCCAATCGCCAACGTCGTCCGAAGTTCTGTACCAGATAAAGTGCAGGCTGAAGTGGAAGAGGAAGCTGTCCGCCTCGCCGAACTGCTCGACTAAGGCCTAGTAGAAGGACAGGCGGCTCATGCTACGCTTACGACGCAGCGTCGCTGGCGGATGGGCCGGACGTCCACCTGGAGGTTGAAGATGTTCCGGACACGACGCGCCGGCCTCGTCCGGCTTGCCACCGCTTACAGCGAGGTGACTGAGGGAGCCGGCGAAGAGCTGGAGTCGCTCGAGGTCACTATTCCGGAGGACCTTTCGTCCCTGTCCGCCGGCCAGCTTGAAGAGCTTCGCGTGAAGGCTACCGAAGCTTTTCAGATGCTGTACGAGTCCGAGCCGACGGACGAAGCGCTGTCCGCTATGGAGCAGCTCGCAGACGGCGTGGACCGGATTCGCCTTGCCGAGGACGCTGTCGCCCAGGCCAGTCAGGACCTTGCGTCCCGCGCAGAGGAGCTCGCCGGCCGCGTGGGAACTTCCGAACAGTCGGTCGCCCCAGAGCTGAACGACGAGGACGACGATGACGACGACGACGACGAGGAGCTTTCCTCGGACGTCGACGAGGAGCTTTCCACGGACGACAGCGCCGAAAGCGACGATGATGACAGTTCCGTCACCGCGTCAGACCGTCCAGCGCCGATCCACCTGACCGTTTCCGGCCGACGCCGACGAACCCGAGAGCCGCAGCCCGTGGAGAAGAAGACCGGCTTTTCGCTCACCGCCTCCGCAGACCTTGGTCGAGGCGCCGGCGCGAAGATGACCCTCCCCGAGCTGTCCTCCGCTTTTGGAGAAAAGCTGGGCAGCGTCGACTTCAAGCAGATGGACCGCGCAGCACGCACCAACAAGCACAGCGTGCAGTCCTTCGGAATCGGCAAGCTTCACAAGGACTTTCCGCCGGAGCTGACCGTTGACCGAGGGTCTGACGTGGACGAGGTCCTGCGATACGCAGCCTCCGAGTCCCGACTTCCCGGCGAGTCCTTGGTCGCTTCCGGCTCTTCCGGCTGGTGCGCCCCGTCCGAAGTGATCTACGAGCTTGCGGAGGCTGCAGAAACCACGGACGGCATCTTTTCGCTTCCCGAGGTTGCCGTACCTCGCGGCGGACTGCTGCACACCCTCGGCCCAGACTTCTCTTCCATCTTTGGCGAGGACACGCTGTCCTGGAGTTTCACTGAAGACGAGGTTGAAGCAGGCGACTACGACGGCTACGGAGGCGGCAGCAAGCCTTCGTTCTTCGTCGAGTGCCCCGAGCCCGTCGANGACCGNCTCAACGCCGCAGGNATTTTCATCAAGGCCGGCCTGCTTATGAANGCGGCGTACCCGGAAGTNATCGAACGACTTGTGTCGGGGGCGCTTGTCGCTCACGAGTTCAAGATGGCTCGCCGCCGGCTCCAGACCATCGAAGCCGGTTCCACTATCGTGAACATGCCTGCCGATGCGGTGGGCTCTGCCGCTCCAGTGCTTCAGGCTGTTGAAGTCCAAATCGAGGACTACCGCAACCGGCACCGCATCGGCCGCGGCCGCACCGTCGAGGTGATCCTTCCGCACTGGGTTCGCGGCTCTATCCGCGCCGACCTGTCTCGCCGTCTCGGCGTCGACATGCTGGCCGTCACCAACGACATGATCACCGGTTTTTTCGCCTTGCGAGGAGCGAACGTCCAGTTCGTGTACGAGCTCGACGACCTCACGGGCAACGTCGCCGATCGCACCTCGTTCCCGACAACTGTGAAGGCCCTGATCTACCTGGCAGGAACCTGGATTTCCGGCACCAACGCTGTCATCGACCTCGGCGCTTTGTTCGACTCCGCACTTGTCGAGCAGAACATCTACACACAGCTGTTCACCGAGGAAGGTTGGCTGGTCGCCAAGCGATTCCACGATAGCCGCGTTGTGAACATCCCGATCTGCCCGTCTGGCGAGACCGGCGGCGGCGTGTCTATCGACTGTGACGGAAGCGCTGTCGCCTAACGAACGACAGCATCGTCAGAAGGCCCGCCCGGTTCCGCGGGCGGGCCTTCTCCTAGGAGGTCACCATGGCCGGCCCGTACGGCGCACCGCGCGACTACCTCGACATGCCCGCAGCGGAGCCTGACCAGTACGGCCTGTTTTCCGTGGCGACGTTCCCGGACCCGGACCAGGTCAGGTTTCTGAACGGCATTAACTGGGAACCTGTGGAAGGCGAACGTTCGCTGGGGAGAGTGGCCGGATGCGTTGATCTTGACTACAACGAACAGCTGGACCTTCAGGCCGGCGTTCCGTTCGCCACCGCACTGCCGTTCATCGCCGCGTCCTCCTACGTGTGCAAAGCTACCTCTAGGCCTGTGGAAGAAGCAGAGGAACGTGCTCTTGCCGCGCTGGCAGTTGGCGAACAGCGCCTAGTTGAGCGAGCGATTTCTACCGGCGAGCTAGGCAACGAACCTTCGTTTGCTTCCGCTTCGGATCTGACCCCGACACCAGGCACTGCTGTTTCAGCTGCGATGGCTGTCGGCATTCTTGAGGAAGCGTTGTCAGAATTTTCCGGGCAGGTCGGAGTTCTCCACGCACCCCGGAGATTCGCAGCTTTTCTTGCGACAGAACCTTTGGCTTGGCGCAAGGAACGCACAGGCACTGCAGAATCGTCTTTGGGGAATCTTTGGTCATTCGGCGGCGGATACGCATCCGACGCCCCGAACGGGGCTCCTTCGGCCGGCGACGGCGAAGCTTGGCTTTTCGCCACCGTCCGACCCATGATTTTCCGCTCCGATCCGTTCACACAGCCGGACCCAGACAAGTACGTGAAGCGAGACTCTAACGACCTTGCAATTTTGGCCCAACGCCACTATCTGGTGGGCTGGCCTTACGGAACGTTTGCTGTTCTTGCGAACATGACATGAGGACCGGGCTATGAGCAGGCTGCTTCCATCGGGCATCAACGTTTCTCGCGACGGCAACTCGGAACGGCAGCACGACCAGGAACCGTTGTCGGTTGTTTACCCGGAGCCGGTTGAAGAGTTCGACTCACCTGACCTGGTCGAACTTGTTGCAAGTTTCACGGTCGTTGAGGTTCGCGAACTTCTGGAAACCGGCCAGATCGACGTTGAAGAGGTGAAATCCGCGGAGCGCCTCGGCAAGAACCGCGCCGGCATTCTCTCTCTGTAGCCGTACCGTCCGATGCTAGACTGAGCTTGCTGCTGGCGGATGGGCCGGGCTGGACCTAAGGAGCGGTCATGCCCAAGAAGATGAAGGTCCTGCGAGGCAAGCGGATCCGCGTCACCCGCCTGGACGAGTGCGGAACGCCTATCGACTACGACTCTTGCGGCCAGGTTGTTTCGTCCGGTTTCGTCGAAGTGTCGTTGTCCGCCGAAATCGAAGAGGGCGAAACGTTCACTCAGCCAAACGCAGACGGTGCGCTGGTCATTTCGGAGCAAGGCGAGCACAACTTCGTTCGGTGGGGCGGATCTGTTGAGCTTGTTGAAGTTGACCCGGAGCTTGTGTCTCTTATGACACGGACCGTCGTCGAGTACGACGCCGAAGGCGACCCGGTCGGTTTCCGCAGCGTGGAGGGCCAGATTAAGCAGTACTTCGCCCTCGAGCTGTGGTCCGGTATTTCTGACAAGTCCTGCCCCGACAAGAACTTCGGATACTTCCTACTTCCGTTCGTCGTCGCAGGGACCCTCGGCGACTTCACGATCGCGAACGACGTCACGAACTTCACTGTGGAGAACTTCTTCACACGAACAGGAGGCGAGTGGGGCGTAGGCCCCTACAACGTTGCAGCGGACGCCCAGGGCGACCCTGCACCTCTTGAAATCCCCATCGGCCCGGACGAACCTCATCTCCAGCGTCTGACGACCGTGCCTCCCCCTGACGTAACTGCAGGCTGCCAGCCCATCCCCGCCTAGGCGACGCACGATGCACCTCCACGTAGACTGCACAAGACAGGAGGTGCATCGTGCGGACCTCACCGTGCAGCTGGCCGTTCGTGGAGACCTCATGCTCCGCTGAGGAGTTCGCAACTCAGGAACAGCAGGACTCCGCGAAGCAGGCTGCCCGNGACTGGCTTTGGAACTGGACTGGCAGGCAGTACGGCATCTGCGACTCCGTGATCACGCCTATTTTTGACCGCGACCTTTTGTTGTCAACATGGCGCGGATTTTCGGAGCAACGGGTCCGGTTCGCCGCAGGCGGGTGGCACCCGGTGCTGTTCAACGGCGAGATACTGAACCTGACGCGCCGCCACAGCAGCTACGGCAGGTTCACCGCAGTCCAGATACCCGGACCTGTCCACGAAGTAACGTCTGTCGTTGTGGACGGCGAGCAGCTCCCGTTGTCGCACATTCGAGTAGACAACAGGTCAACGTTGGTTCGAACGGACGGCGGCCGTTGGCCGTTTCGCCAGGATCTGACGGACCCTACCGTCGAAGTTTCCTACACGCGCGGCATCGAAGTTCCGTCCGGCGGACAGATCGCCGGCGCTCTTCTTTACTGCGAACTGCTCAAGTCGTTCGTCGGCGCGCCTGACTGCCAGCTCCCGAAACGAGTTTCAACGGTTTCCCGAGAAGGCGTCACCATGGCTGTGCTGGACGACATGGAAGGGCTGCTTAGAGGGAAAACCGGCATCTTCCTTGTCGACTCCTGGGTCGGAGAAGTAACGGCACGCCCGAAGCGCTCATCGGTTCTTTCTCCCGATTTCCTTGGCCCGCGCCGCAGGACTTTCGATGTATGACGAGGTCTGGTTTTTACTGAACGCCCTTCTCGAGTGCTTTCGCGGAACACTCGACGTGAACGACGCCGGCGCCGTTCGAACGTTTATCGCACCGGCGGGGGCGCCTCCATGGGACACGTGCTGCCATGTCGGCAACCGAGAAGGTCAAGCATGGATTCAGCTGCAGTTAGTGACGCCGACGAACAACTTTCCGTCAGCGACAGGACCTCAACGGCTCGGGTTCGGTGAGTGGGCCGTGTCGGTGAACATCGGAGTTCTTCGCTGCGCGTCGACGGTTGATGACAACGGCCGAGCCCCCTCTGTTGAGTCGATGATGGCGGAAGCCGAGAAAGTGTCACGCGACCGGACACTCATCTATCAGACGTTGGAATGCTGTTTTATCCCTGAGCTTGACGACGAAGGCGGGTATCTGATCGGGGCTTGGACACCGTTAGGCCCGCAGGGCGGCTGTGTGGGAGGCCAGCAGCAGTTTACGTTTGCTGCTCCGGTTTGTGGCTGCCCGCCGGTGGCTGACCCCGACCCCGAAGGGTTCGGTTTGTCACCGTTCGGCACCGCCCCGCTTAGCAGTTGACGGAGGGCACGATGGCTACGACACCGACCTGGGATTTGCCGCTGCCGGACGACGGGCAGACGCCTTGGGGCGACGACTACCGGGCTGCGATGTTGGAGATCGACCAGCGCCTCGGAGGACTCCGCGGCTCGCTGTTCGTCGAAGACAACACGGCCGCGACCCAGATCGACACGGCCGACACGCCCGCGGTCGCGAACCTCGGTCCGAACGTGCAAGAAGGGCCGCCGTGCGCGTTTTGCGACGTGAACGGCACGGGTCGCCTGACCTACCAGGGACCGTTGACGAGAGTGCCGACGGTCACGGCACAGTTCACCGTGGAGTGCTCCGCGAACCAGACCGTGAAGGTGTCGCTGCGGAAGAACGGCGACCCCGTACCGGGCGGGGCGACACGGGTGCGGCTGGGGGCCAACGTGACGTTCCAATCGTCCGGTATCGCCTGCAACGTCGAGGTCGAGACTGGGGACTTCCTAGAGCTATTCGTCGCCAACGAGACCAGCACCGACAACATCACCGTGCGGGACCTCACGCTCGCGGCCAGGGGCTGAGATGTTTACCTCATCGAATTTTGACATAGACATCGACGAAAAGTCACTCGAACAGGTTTTGACTTCTCCTGAAGGCCCCCTAGGCACTTCAATCGTTCGCGGCATGCGAAAGGCGTCTTCTCTGGCGGTAGCCAACATCACCAACGCAGGTCTTGTGGACAGCGGAAAGATGAGAGGCTCTGTCGGTTTCCGCCTGGAAACAGACGGCACCAACCTCCGAGGCCAGGTAGGCGTTGGAGTTCCCTACGCACGTTACGTTCACGACGGAACTCCGGACCGCATCTACCCTCGAACAGCGAAGGCGCTTCGCTTCAAGCCGAAAGGGAAACGCGCCTTCGTTTTCGCAAAGTCGGTTCGAGGAGTTCGCCCCACCCCGTTCCTGGCCAACGCCCGTGACGCACTTACCTTGAGAGACTTCGGACTGTAGTTGAGGGAGAACATGGCAGAGACATACATGATCCGCATGGGAGACCCAGCAACGTCGATGATTATCGACGTTGAAGGTGTTCGCTACAAGTTCCGAAAGCCGAAGAAGCGCTGGCTGATGATGACTGCTTCTGCGCTGTCAGGCGAGGGAGGCATCGCCGAGCAAGCAAACTCGTACGCTCTTGTCGAAGACGTCCTTTTGAGATGCATGACCGACGAAGGGTCGTCCCACCTGAAAGCCCGGCTTGAAGACCCGGACGACGTCGTCGACGTCGAACACATCATGGAAATTCTCCAGCACCTGATGGGCGGAGCAGCCGGGATCCCTCCTACACAGCTTTCCGACTCGCCCTCGTCGCAGAAGCAAGAAGAGCCGACTTCACAGGGTGGTGTGTCGCAAACGGAATCCGTCGATCCGATGTGACCTGGCAGGAGCATCTGGCTGCCGTGTGGAGATGGCTTACCGAAGGAGCGGACAAGGAGGCGATGGACAAGCTGCAGGACTTTCTTGAGCCGCCGGAACAGAGCCGTATGACCGGCAAGGGACGCTGGTCCAGGGACGACGAAATGGCGTTGTTCCTGTCGAACTGAAAGGGAACCGATGTCGGACGGACAGAACATCGGTGACCTGTTTTTCAGGATCCTCGCAGACGCAGCAGATTTCGACGTGGAAAGTCCCGTTGAAGGTCAGCTACAAGAAGTGCAGAAGTCTGTAAACAGGTCGGCACGCTCCATAACCGAAGAGTGGTCGAAATCTCTTTTCAGCCTGGCTGACGCTTTTGAGGACACCCGCATCTTCAAAGCCGTCGACTCGATGCTTTCTACGGTCGGGTCGACGATTGAAAGCACTATGGGCGTTGTCGGCGTTGCCGCCGGAGGCATTTTCGCCACTTCGTTGACCGCAGGGTTCGGCCGTTTGACAGCCATTGAAAACGCGAACCGCCGCCTCGAGCAGATGGGTTTGACTGGGGAAACGTCCGCCGAGCTCGTTGACCGTCTTCTTGAAACACTGATCGGCACGCCGTTCGCTCTTGATGAGGGCGCAGGAGCTTTGGCGAACTTCGTCGCATCAGGCATGGAGCTCGAAGACATCGGTCCGATGATGGACCGGGTCGCTGACGCAGCAGCATTCGGCATGGTCCCGCTTAGGGACGTTTCCGGAATCTTCGAAACCATCGCTAGAGACGGGAGGGTTACCGGCCGGGAACTGCAGATGCTGTCTACCCGCGGCCTTCCTGTGTTCGCAATGTTTGAGGAAGCTGCCGCAGAAGCTGGCCTGGACGTCACCGACTTCATCAGAACGCTGGACTCCGAACAGTTCTTCGAATTGTGGGACCAGCAGGCGGAAGGTTTCGGCGAAAACTCGATCCGTATCGCAGGAGCGGCGCAGTCTGCAGGCGACACCGTTTCAGGGATGCTTGCGAACCTTCGCACAGCCATAGCACGTTTCGGAGCCAGAACACTCGAACCGTTCTTTGGATCTTTCCGCGAAGTGGTCGACGCGATACGCACAGCTTTCGGAACCTTGGGCGACATCGTCGAACCCGCCATGGAGAACCTTGTCGAGTCCGACGGATTTCAAGGGCTGGTGGACTGGCTGGTTCGCCTACCGGACCACGTCCAATCACTTGCAGACGGCTTCGGGAACCTCGGCTCAGCGGCAGGCCCTGTTGCGGGCGTTCTTGCAGCTATGGGCTCCGCAGGCCTCCGAGCGATCCCAGTTTTCGGCCGTTTCATCCCACCCATCGGGAAGCTTGCCGGAGGGCTCATCGGCCTGGTCGCAACCAACGAAGACCTGCGAAACGCGTTTTTCGACATCGTCCAAGCATCAGGCCCGGTCATCGCAGAGATAGGCGGAGCACTAGCGACGGCATTTCAAACTGCTATGGACGTCCTCGTCCCGGTAGTGATTACTATCGCCGACATGGTCGCACCGGCGCTGGGTTTCCTTGCAGACAACGCCTCAATCGTCGGCCCACTGATAGCGGCTTTCGTCGCAGGCGTGAAACTTCTGCCGATCGTGTTGAAAATCGCAGGGGCATCTATGGCCGTTTTCAACGCCGTGCTTGCCGCAAACCCGATTTTCCTTGTAGTGGCAGCTATCGCAGCACTTATCGCCGCATTCATGTGGGCCTGGAACAACATCGACGGTTTCCGCGACTTTTTCGTCGGCGTCTGGGAGTCCATCAAATCCATCGCGACTACCGTGTCCGAGTGGTTTACGGGCACGCTGCTGCCCTCCATCGTTTTCGTGTGGGAAACGATCAGCGCAGCGGCATCCGCAACAGCAGAATGGTTTATGGATCACGTGTGGCCGATAATCCAGTCGTTCGTCGACCTGTTCCTTGCGATCTGGGAGCGCGTGTCGCAAGTGTTCGGGGCGGTGTGGGACGCGATTCGGCGGCACTTCGACGTCGCTTGGGCGGCGATCCGCGTCGTGCTCGACGCGCTCCTCACGGCGTGGCGGTTCCTGTGGAGGATGGTTCAGGCGGCGTGGCGGCGGATCGGTCCTCCTCTCCTTTCGATTATTTCGACTGGCTTCGAGCAGATGCGCGACACCGTCAGCACGGTCTTCGACGTGGTGAAGACGGTGATCGAGACGGTGCTCGGGGTTATCCGTGGCATCGTCGACACGGTGACCGCGGTTATCCGGGGCGATTGGGAGGGGGCCTTCGAGGCGATCCAGGGCATCACCGAGACCGTTTCGAGTGCGATCGAGCGGATTATCGGGAACCTTGCCTCGTGGTTCCGGCGCACGATCGACCGGCTTGTGAGCACCGTCGTCGGCTTCTTCACCGGGCTGCGCGACGACGTGCTTGAAGCGGTCGGACGCCTTCGCGACCGGGTGACCGAGTTCATCACCGAGACGCGCGACAACTTCGTGGAGCGGGTGACCGAGCTAGTGGACGACGCGGTGCAGTTCTTCCTCGACTTGCCGGATCGCGTCCTTGACGCTGTTTCAGGGTTCGGCGAGCTTCTGTTCGACGCGGGGCGGGACCTTATCGGCGGGCTTGTGAGCGGCATCACAGATCGCGTTCAGAGCGCGCTCGACACAATCCGTGGGGTCGGCTCGGACATCGCTAGCGCGGCGCGCAGCGCGCTCCGTATCGGCTCTCCGTCGATGCTGTTCGCGGAGGAGGTCGGCGGACCTATCACCGAGGGGATCGCGTTCGGCATTCGGGATTCTGCTAGCGACGCGCTCGACGAGATCGAGCGGTTCGCCAACACGGCGTCTTCCGACTTCACGATGGCAGTGAACGGAGGCGGTGCGGAACCGGGAGTAGCCTCAGAGCGCGTGGGAGCCTTTCAGAGGAGCGTTACGGTGTTCGTGCAGGGTGAGGTCCGGCCGATCGACGAGGAGCGCCTGGCGACGCTGCTGCGGCGTCAGGAGCGGCTGGAGGGTGTGCTGTGAGCGTGATGGACCCAGCGATCCCTCCGGCGGTCGTTTTCCCGACGTTCGACGACGAGGAAACGTGGACGTGGATCGACGACCGGGGGCGGGAAACCGACCTGCCGGTGCTGCGCGGCTCCGAGGGACGGTTCATGCCTCCCAGCCTGCTCGACACGA